AGTTAGTACTTCAGATGCAATAAAACTAATAGATGAATCTATAACTACAATTTTAGAAGAACAAGCTAAGCTTGGAGAAGATATTGATGCAGATTTATTAAAAAAATTAGAACTTAATCGTGCAGTATTTCAACAAATGGATGAAATAGCCAAAGCTACAGACTACGTTTCACAATTAGAAAAAGATAGAGAGAAAACTCTTGGTAACATATTAGGATTAGATGATGATATAGCTAAAGCAGTGGGTGCTGGGGCTATAGCTGCTCTTGCTATGAATAAAGCATTTGAAAATGTTGGAGCATCATTAACTAAGCATGTAGATACAATGAAAGATATGGTAACTCAGCAGGGGTTGAGTGTACGTGAAGCTTTAACACTAAAAGGTTCTGTTGATGCAGCATCATTTAGTATGACAGGATTAATCTATGGTTCAGATGCATTAGCAAGTTCAGCTGAAGCTATAGCTACAAAATTTGGTAATGTAAACGCAGCAACAGGAGAGATGATAAAATCTGTTACTGAAGTAGCAACACTTACTGGAGATGCAGCATCAGCAACTGATTTAGTAACTACATTCCAAAATGCAGGAATGGAAGCTGAGGATGTTAGTGGGCATATAAAAGAATTAGCAGAAAAACATGGTGTAAACGCCAAAAAGATGATGGAAGGTATGGCAGGCCAAATGAGTATCCTTAGAGGTAAAACTCAGGAACAATTGGATGTTATATTAGAAGGTAATGCCGCTTTAATTAAGCAAGGTACTAATATGGAAGAAATCCAAGCTATAGCTGAAGGGGTATTGGATATAGAAGGTAATATGAAGGCAGCTGCTAAAGCTAGAGTGATGTTAGGTAGAGATTTGAACAACAATGCAGTTAGACAAGCAGCATTAGATGTACAGAGTGCATCTAGTGATGAAGAAAGGATTGTTGCTCAAAAAAGATTAGCTGAAGAAATCTTAAAAGGTGTTGGTGGGCAAAGAGCATTCGCTGATATGAGTATGAAAGAAAAAGATATAGCTGCACAATCTTATGGAATGACAACAGAACAATTATCTGTTATGATGGAAAAGAAAAGAGTTCAAGACGAACTTACAGCAAAATATGGTGATTCAGCAGATACTATACAAGCAATTCAAGGTGGATTGGCATCTGCCGCTACTGGAGCTGGTTCTCTTGCATTAGAATTTGGTAAGGTTTATCTAAAAGCATTGGCATTTAAGATGGTAAGTGGAGAAGGATTTGGTGGTGCAACCAAAATGTTTGGTGGATTAACAAAAGCATTAGGATTAAATAAAATAGCCACTGTGGCATCAACAGTAGCAACTGGAGTTTTAAATGGGGCAATTGCCGCTAAAAATATGGTTGTAGGTGCGGCGACTACTTTGATGAATAGTAATTTCGTTGTAAAAACCAAAGATTTTATTTTAGATAAAGCTAGAGCGGCTCAAGCATTAGTATTAACTGGTATTGAAAAAACTCAATCACTTTTACAGAAAACTCGTATTGGTTCATATCTTGCGGAAACCGCACAAAAAATAGCAAGTAACGTCGCAACATTTATTGGTATAGGTGCTGCAACAGGACAAACTGCCGCTAACGTAGGACTCGCAACATCTCAAACAACATTAGCTACGACGGGTGCCGCCGCAGGTGGTGGTATGGCAGCTGCAGGTGCTGGATTAGGGGCATTTGGAGCAGCTGCAGCACCAGCGATTCCAATCATTTTAGCAATCGGTGCTGCACTACTAATGGCATCACCTGCTATTTATGCGTTTTCTTTTATAGTTGAGGCATTCGGTAAGATTATTATAGGAGTTCTTGCAGCTGTTCCACCAATCATTGAAGCTATTGCAAATGGATTCGTAACTATGATGGGAGCTATAACTCCTGAAAATATTGGTGGTCTAATGTTATTAGGACCAGCATTGATGTTAGCATCTGTTGGAATGATAGCATTCTCAGCAGCTATGTTAGTGGGTGGAATCGCATCATTCTTTGGTGGTGGTATTATGGATTCTATAAGTGAGTTATCTATGATGGGCCCACAATTGGAACAAGCAGGTACTGGAATGGCATCAATCACAACAAATTTAGGTGAAGTAAATGGTGTAGTATCAACATTAGCAGAATCATTAAGTACAATGGGTTCAGTAGTATCTCCATTATATGCAGTGGCTGGTGGGTTACTTAGTATATCAGCTGGATTAACCACAATGGCAATTAGTGGTTTGATGGCAATTCCTGTAATTGGGGCATTAGGTATGTTAGCCGCAGTAGCTCCAGCATTAGAAGGACTTGGAAGTTTCTTTGGTGGTGGAGATGATTCGGAATCATCCTCATCTGGTGGAGATTCTGATATGATAGATTATGATAGACTGGCATCAGTTTTACAATCACAACCAATAGTATTAACAATAGATGGTAAAGCAGTACAAAAGATAACTGCCGTACAAAGAAGGCAATCTAAAAACGCAAGGGGATTTAGTTAATGGCACTTAAAGATATGAAATCAGATTTATCGAAGTTTAGAGTTCCAAAAGTAACACCTTTAGATTCTAAACCAAAGGTTCAAGTTAATAAAAACTTAAACAAAACACCTCTTAGTGGATTGGTAAAGGATGCCCCTATAAAAACATCGATATCACCAACAACTCCAAATAAAAATGGTGTGAATCCTCAAAAGGTAAACCAAACTGAAAAGTTTAAAGGTGAAACAACACCTCAACCTATGGATAACTCAGAAAAGTTTAAAGGTGAAACAACCCCTAAACCAATGAGTTTAGAAGAACGATATTTAGGGCAAACAGACCCAAAGTTGGTAAACCAATCAGAAAAGTTCTTAGGTGAAACAACTCCTAAAGAAGCAAATAACAAATCTCAGTTCTTAGGTGAAACATCACCAAAAGAAATGAACAACAAATCTCAGTTCTTAGGTGAAACATCACCAAAGGAAATGAATAACTCAGAACAATTTTTAGGTGAAACAAATCCTAAGCCAATGAGTTTAGAGGAAAGATTTTTAGGGCAAACATCACCAAAGGAAATGAATAACTCAGAACAATTTTTAGGTGAGACTACTCCTAATGAATCGGATAAGAGTTCTAAATTCTTAGGTGAAACAACTCCATCGGAATCTGATAGAAGTTCTAAGTTCTTAGGTGAAACAACACCTACTGAAATGAATAACCAAAGTAACTTCTTAGGAGAAACAACTCCTACTGAAATGAATATTCCAAATGGAGAAAAAGCTTTAGGGAAAACTACTCCAAAGGAATCGGATAGAAGTTCTAAGTTCTTAGGTGAAACTACTCCAAAGGAATCGGATAGAAGTTCTAAATTTTTAGGAGAAACGACTCCACTGTCATCAGATAGGAGTTCTAAGTTCTTGGGTGAAACATCACCAACTCCAATGAATATTCCA